CTATAAGAATGGACTTCATTGTGACTGAGGTCATTTCCCCTTTTTCTAGAGCTAACACAGTGAGTGATGAAAATAACTCTGAACCCTCTACTGGAAGATTCCAAACTTATACAGTCAAGGGCGAAGTTAGAATTCCTAAATTATATAGGCATAATTCTGCAGCTTACAAAGGAACAAGTTCTGATGTTTTAATTAAAATGGCTGAAGAATTAAATCTAGGATACGCTTCTAATGAACCAAAAACAAATGATTCGATGACTTGGATTTCTCCAAGTACTGAATACGAAAACGCAATAAAACACATTGTCAATAGTTCTTGGTTAGGAGAACAAGATTATTTTGATTGTTGGATTGATCAATATTACAACTTGAATCTTGTTAATTTAAAAAAACAGTTTGATGAACAAAATTCCACAATCGAAACGATAAGAATGGCTTATGGAGCGGACTACACTCCAGATTTAGCGCCTGGTGCAGAAACTGCTGAGGTTGAGTTTCCGATTCTATTAACAAACCAAACGAGCTATAGTAAATCCCCTTTATTTATCACAGCAATGTCATTACAGCACAATGCTGGACAAATTAATAATGATATAGGATATTTTCAAAATCTTCAATTTTACGACTCCAATCTGACATCTGACAAACCCAAAAATAAGTTCGTTAGCTATAAAATTGAGTCTGTTACAAATAGAGATTTAGGGGCAAGAGACGCTTTGAACAAAGGAAGACTAGGTGAATCTCTTTATAAAGAGGAAGTTAAAAACACTTACGCTGGAACAATTTATTTCGATAATGTTCATGAAAATTTTCAGCAAGCACAAGTTCAGAATATCTTAAATAGGAACGATAGTTATAAAATTCTTCTTAAGGTTAAGAACAGAGCTTGGACACCATTTATTTATAGAGGACAAACGTTTCCTGTTAATATAGTTCAAGAGGGAAGTAGCACTATTTCCGGAGATTCAAAATACACTGCCGCAGGTGGTGACGGAACCTCATTAGCACCACCACCAGATAAAAGAGTACCGAATACTTTTTTGTCAGGAAATTATGTTGTACTTGGTTTCACTATTGAATACAATAAAAAAGATGGAATGCACCAAACTTTGCTTTTAGGCAAAAAGCAATGGTCACTCAATCCTGGAATTGCTTCTGATCCTTCTCCTTTAAATCCTAAAGAGAATGATCCGAACTTTAATGATCTTGTAGAAAATGCTTCTTCGATTTTGCAGGAAGATATAGGAAGCATCAAGAGCGATATATTTGGAAAATAAAAGAAAGAAATGGCAGATTTTATATCGGATTTTGGTTCAGGATTAGCTGGTAACGTTTTACCTACTGGAGATATCTTAAACAGAAAAATAGATTTCCAGAGAGAGAAATTTCTGAAGGGAATTTCATCTACGAAACACGGAAAGAAAGAAGATCCTACCTACATCTATTTCAAGTTTATGTTCGACTTTGGGAACAATTCCTTAATAGACGAGGAAACCTTTTTAGCCCCTTCCCCGTTATTTAGATCTTATTCAGCTAATGGTGTTGGTAACATTAACGCGGCTGCAGGAGATCTTGAGGCAAGAACATTAGAAGCACTCAGAAGTGGAAAGAATCCTTCAGATATTACCGGAATATCTAATGATATACAAAATCTTACAAATTCAGGATTTGGAACTTCCCAAGATTATTTTTATGGATCAAAGGGAAAAATTCCCAGCAGAGCAAATTATGGATTCTTTCCCGCTAACTCCCCTCTTGCCTATATGGGAGCACAACAATTTTTATATCAAAGATCTCAGAAAAGACAGCAAATGCTTGAAGCTTTTAAAAGGGGATTAGATTTCGTTAATAAAAATTGTCCATACTACTTCCAAAATGTTAGTGGATTAGATCAGCTTTTAAAAACTGATATCAAAAATTACCACAAAAAGGGAAGTATTCCAAAAAGGGCAGGAACTTTAAGCATAGATTGTTTAGAATCAATCGACATGAGAATATTTGGTCTTTCAGAACTTTATCGAAAGGCTATTTATGACTACACTTACCACAGAGTTATGCTCCCTGAGAATCTCAGAAAGTTCAGAATGTGGCTGATAGTAACTGAGATAAGAAATATTCAACTCACATATGGAATCAACGATATTCTGAACCCTTTCCAGATTCCTTCTGTAGCACAAGCAGCTAACTTTTTAGATAGCTTTAATAGCCAAACTGGTTTGTTGAATAATACAGAAGGACTTTTACAAAGATCTACAAATGCCGAAGATCCGGGAAATGACAAATTCGGATCTTATACTTTAGGACCTTATGCTTTCATTTACCAATTTGATCAGTGTGAATTTGACTTCGATGAAACATTTCCTTCTTATGCGTCAATTGACAACAAAGGAGGTCAATCAGTCTCCACAAAGTTTAAGATACACGTGGGAAGAGTAAGGGATCATAAAATTCAGTTCAATCAGTTAGCAGATGTCATTCAGAAAAACGATAACATCAAAAGCATGGTTATTTCTGATCTTTGGGAAAACCCTAAGTCAGATTACAATTTTTCAGATTACGCTAACAGCACTGGATTCGGTGATGCTTTTGTGGATCCCGGGGGAAATGCAGGACAGTTTGCTGCAGAACTTGCATCTAACTTTATTAACAATACTGTTGCAGATTTAACTAATCAAGGTGTATCCATCGTTCAGGGAGCGTTACTTGGAAATATTTACGGATTAGGTGGTGTAAATGCAGGACAAGCTTTATCCAGTGTTCAAAGCTTGGTGAGCACTATCCAAGCAGGAGTTCCTAACCCATTCCAGGACAACACGCCACAAGCTAGAGGACTTGGAGGTCCTACAGAAAGACAATACCCAACAATAAATTCGGATGTGTATCCTGATGTTAACGGACAAGCTGGACAAAATCTTGGAAATGTTTTACCCAATTCAGGAGCAGGAACAACCAATCTTCAAGATGATGTTTACAACAACGTTCCTGGAACTGATTTAGGCGCTCCAGAAAGACAATATCCAACAGTCTCTACAGACGAATATAATAACGTTCCTGGTCCAGATCTTGGAGTTCCACAGAGAGTTTATCCAACAATAAATTCTGATGTTTACGGAAACGTACCTGGAAACGATTTAGGGGTTCCTGATAGACAATATCCTCCAGTAAACTCTGATGAATATGGCGATGTACCTGGATCAGATCTTGGTGTTCCTCAAAGAGTTTATCCAACTCTTAATGATGATCTTTATAATAATGTACCTGGATCTGATCTTGGACCACCTCAAAGACTCTATCCAAATGTACAAGGGAATGATGAATATTCAGATGTCCCCGGTGCAGATTTAGGCGTTCCTTTAAGAGCTTATACAGAACCAAAAGGTGATGTTTATCCGGATGTCCCGGGCACGGATCTTGGAGCACCGGAAAGAGCCTATCCTGGACCTCCTGCAGGTGATGAGTTCAAAGGAGTACCTGGTAAAGATCTGGGTGTTCCTGATAGAGTATATTCTGAGCCTACTGGTGACTTATATCCAGGGGTTCCTGGACCCGACTTGGGAGCACCTGATAGGCAATATAAAGTACCTCCACCAAAAGATGAGTACACTGAAGTTCCTGGTAAAGATTCAGGTCCACTGGGAAGAATTTATGATGAACCTAAGGGTGATGCTTACCCGGGAGTTCCTGGACCTGATTTAGGAGGGACTGAAAGGGTTTATAATGCTCCTCCTCCTAAAGATGAATACAAAAACGTACCTGGTTCGGAACTTGGTGCACTAGCAAGAGTTTACAAAACTCCAGATGGTGATGTTTATCCTGATGTGCCTGGAAAAGACTTAGGAGCACCTACCAGAGAATACAAACCAGTCACACCAAAAGATGAATACACAGGGGTTCCTGGTCGGGATCTTGGAGGTTTGGGAAGAGTGTACGAATCAGTCAACGATGACTCCTATCCAACTGTTCCAGGAATAGATTTAGGTGCACCAGCAAGAACTTATCCCGGAGCAAAAGCTCCCGATGAATTCCCTACAGTACCTGGATCATCGCTCTCTGCACCAGGAAGACAATATCCACCAACAAATGAGGACGTTTACGCTAATGTACCTGGATCTCTCTTAGGAGGATCTGACAGAATTTACCCAAGAGCTTTTGGTAACGCGGAATATAATGTTCCTCCTTCAGCCCCAGTAAACCTTGGAAGAGTTTACCCTAAATCAAATAACAATGAAAACCCTAGCATTTAAAATTCTATAATTTAGTATGACACTGATATCAAGAGAACATTTAATTGATAGTAATATTGAAGTTGCTCACTTTCTAGGTGTTGTAATTGACAACAAAGATCCAGAATTTAAAGGCAGAGCAAAAATTAGGATATTCGGAGTTTATGATGGGGTTGGTGATGAGGATTTGCCCTGGTCACACCAAAGATTTGATATGAGTTATGGTCTAGGTGGAGGATCTGGAAGAATGTCTGTTCCTAAATTAGGTTCAGTTGTACACGTCCAATTCAATAATGGCAACTATTACAGTCCAGAATACAAAGCAGTGCAGGAACTTTCTCCAGATCTCATCGATGAAATCAGGGCAAGTTACGATGGAGCTCATTCCCTTATTTATGATGGAATCGAGAGATTAAAAATTTATTACACTGTAGAGAAAGGTCTTGTAATCGATCTAAAGGAGTCCAAAATCATCATTCGAAACGATAACTCGATATTGATCACTCATGCGGACGATACTTCGTCTATTGAGCTAAAAGGAGGTAAAATCACTAAGTATGCTGACCAAGAGATAGAGAATACTGCAGTTACTAGAATTAAGCATTCTTCTGAGGAAGTTTGGATGGACGGAAAAACTACCAACCTCGGACATTCCCCGGTTTTCTCAGCGATTTGTGCTGAGCCTCTTTGGGATTTTCTGAAGAAGTTAGCCATCGCAGTAGATGCTAAACTTCCAGTAACACCTGGTGTAAGTTCCACATTAGCACAAAGCTTTGAACAGCTTGCAACTAGTCAGACAGTAAGGGTAACAAGGGAAAACTTACCAGACCTTCCTACAGTCCCAGCACAAAATAGCCAACCTGTATCTTTACCTAGTTCTGCTACTGGAGGAACAGGAGCAACAGGAGGATAACAATGGCATCTGAAAGTATAGAATCAAGAATAGATGATTTACTTGGTCAAGATTTTGAAAATCTTACTACTGAGCAAATAGTACAAACAATTACTGGTCAACAAATTGATTTACCTTACGAGGATTTACAATCAGAGGAAGGATTCAATAAAGAACTTGAAAAATCTGAAAAAGAAGTAGAGGAACTTATTAAAAGTCTTGAGCCAGGACCACCACCTATTCCTCTTTCTAAAATAGAAGACCTGGCGTGTAAATATGAAGGTGATTCTTTATATTCTCAAATTCTGTTGGAATCATTAAAGACTGAAAACAGGGACTTATACGAAGAACTCAAAAACTCTGGTAGTTTAGACGAAAAGACCTTTATAGTGGATGATTTGGGCGTGCAAACAAATATTCCAACTTTCAAAAAAGAACGGGATATTTCTTCAACAGGTATTGTGAAATTTCTTGGACAAAAGGACCCCAAATTTTTAGAGAAGACAAACGAATCTTTGTTCGACAATCTTGATCCTCTAGTACTTGGAAAACCCTCAAATTCAGGTGCAAAGAAAAAAAGAGAGCTCAATATTCTTGGATACAAAATTCCTTTGGAATTTATAATGTCAGGTAAAAGAGTTGTCCATGTTAAACTTGGAGGACCTTCGATTACAAATGACCAAGCCCTCAGTGATATTAATAGAGTTCTAGGAGATCAGCTTAAAAATTCTAAAAAATGTGATTTTAAAGATCTGGATTTAAACGGAGATGCTGATAATGATTCAGAGAATGATCCAGAAAATGATTCAAAGGAACGATCAGGTTTGGAATTCGACAGTGATGGAAACTTTTCAGGACTTGGAAGATTCGCATCAGATCGCCAAGATGGATATGATGCTAATTTTTTTCCGGATGGAGATGATCCTATTATTAATGATGATTGCGATCCAGGCCTTCCTGAAGATCCAATTACTGGAGACATCATATCAACCAAATCTGATGTTGAAGAGATATCTGGAGAATTCTGCGATCCACCTGCCTTTGACTTCTCTGGAATAAATGACTTGACAGGATCCAATGACTTGACAGGATCCAATGTTGATCAGGAGGATCCACCAGCAGCTAATGTAGATGTTGATGCAATCCAAGCATGTATAGACTCTGCATTAGAAAAGTCTAACAAAATAGATAAAAAAAATAAGGAAACAGCTCGTTGGCAAGTTATAGAAAGATTTCTAGAGGAAATTCTTTATCACTATGAAATCATATTCGAATACCAAAAGTCTTTGCAAGATGCCTGGCAATTAAGATTTCCGTTTTCGAATGGAGGATCTCTTAGTGATTACGAACTTGGAATTTCAATTTTAACCCTTACTGACCAAGAACCAATTCTGGAACAACAAGTACAGCAAGAAGTTACTGATATAGAAAACGTTTATAATCTCTTCCTTTCTAATAATCCAGTTTTCACGCGAAAACTGTTCGACCTTTCCTTTGCTGATACTGAACTTGAAAGGAAAGACCTAAAGGACTTATTTAAAGAAAATATCGAAGCAGGAAACTCTCCGGTTGCTTTTGATCAATCAAAACAAGCTTATCGATTGGACGAAGGATTAGCTTCTTTTGAAACTAATATTGAATCGATTAGGAACATACTGGTTAAAAAAGATTTTGTTGACTCTTTAATAAACCAAAAAAATGAACTCACAGCACTTAAAAATGCTAATATCGAAACACTACAATCAAGAACTGGAAGAGATTTAGACCTTAATGATATAGAAGCTGCGCTCATAGGAACATCAGGTGATTCAGGAGATCTATATGGACAATCTAGTGCTCAACTTGAACGTAATGAGAGGGTTTTCTCTGCATATTCTAGCAGTAACGAGGAATATGCCACAGATGGATACCCTTTTATAAACAAGATCCAAGAATTTTCTGTTCGATTTGCAAGACCAGAATTTAACAGGGCCAGGGCTGAACTTCAATTTAAGGTGTCTTTCATGTCTGATCTAGGAGATCCTTTACCTTATAAGAATGTCAAAAAACCTGGTAAAATTTCTATGACTGGGGAGCCATCAAATCCTTTGCAGGAAGTTCCTGAACCAGACCAAGAAAAAATCAAACTAGGAAACGAACACGCAGGTAATGGTGGTTTATTAGCTGAATATTCCACGGAATATTTGGCTTCTTACCAATTCTTAGAAATTGTGAACCTTAAAACTGGATTTCCTGATGTTGGAGATTTTTTCGGATTTTTTGAAGATGTATTGAATACGAATAAATCCAAACAGACTATCATAAACCAGATTAACGAGGACAGGGGAATTCTTTATGGTGAGCTTATTGAAAAATCTGCCTCAAATTGGCTTTTCTTTTCTCCACAGGAAAGAGGAGATAACGATGCTAGGAATCCAAGCAAGCTTAGACCTGGTACTTTTACTGCAGATGGCGAACCTAATGAAGTTTTCACAGATTTCTATGGAAACTTTAAACCTAAATGGGATGCTAAATACCAACAAAACAAACAGGTTTATGTCGAGCCTAAACTCAATGAAATAAAAGGATTAGCAAGACAGGCTGGAAATGCACTAGGAAACACTTTGCCTTTATTAGATGTTATCGGAATTAGAATATTTGAAAATTTTACTAACATCAAAGAAAAGATAGAGCAAATTGAAGAACTGATGCTCATTGCAGCACAGAAAAGAACTGAAAACGAGCAATCCCTTACTCCTGAAGCTTTGGATAAGGAGTTTTCTGATCTTAAATGTGCGGGTGCTGGTGGTGCTGGAGATGGCGATGGAGGAAACGTTGATAACGGAAATTCAGTTAATTGTCCACCGCAATGCTGTGGTCCAGCTGGATCGGATTTTAAATATGCTAATTATCTAACATCGTCCCCACCTAGTTCGGACTGTCCAACTATATTTCAAAGATGTTGGTGGAAACAGTTTTGTAAAGATGTAACTAAAGTTGGGTTACTGCCGTATCCTAATGGATTGCCTCCAATTGAAAAAACTAGTTTCTTTCTTTCTGGAGGACCATCAGTGAGACTTGGTTTAAAATATTGGCCGGTTGGTTATTTACCACCTGCTTTTATTCCTATTCCTGTACCTAATCCTGTGGACGGACAGCCTTTTATTAGGATCCCTTTGCCTATGATATGGACAATAGTAGATCCTATTATTATTCCACTTCCACTTAATTTAGGAGTAATCGTAATTTTCATTCCATTTATTGGAGGTTTTATGCCTACTCCTCTAGTGTACTTAAAGGAGTTTATAACTGGAAGTTCTTTATTCTTAACAGGAATCAGAGGTCCAAGATTTATCCCAAGAAAATCTGATCCTGAACTTAAAGACCCTCTTGAAAAAATCAAGCAGATTCTTTCTTTTGGTATTCCTGATAAACTTATTCCACTCCCAGGTTTTGGACAAGATGACGTGGATTCTCCAAATAGGATTCTTAGTGATCTTCAAACTAATCTGACAAAAATTTTTGACAGTGTTCCTCCTCCTGGTAATATTGAAGCTTTAAGGGAAGCACAACAAAGAGAAATAGACCTTAAGAATTCGATTTTATCAAAAAGGAAAGAGTATGACAAAAAAGCAGCACTGCTGGACGTTCCTCAGCCAAACGTGGATGAAGAAAGAGAGCAGTTGGAATTAATAATTGCACAAAGGAAGGAAACTCTTAAAACTGTAATAAAGGATTATTTAAAAACAGGGATACCTAATCCTAAATCCATTTATTACCCACAGGATAAAGACAAGCTTAAAATCGACGTTCCTGGAATAGTTAAGTCTTTGAGAATTCTTAAGGATATGAAAGCTAGTTTTGTACCGTTAAAGTGTGGGGACAGTATTAACTTCAAAGACGAAATGAGGGAGGTTCTTAAATTAATCAAAGTACCTTCTCCACCCAAATATATTTTGGACAACTTAAACGTTTCGAATCCGAATAAAATTTTCTTGAGATTAGATAAGGATCCAAGAACTATGGAAAAGGAAGAATTTGAAGATCTAGTTAAAGAAATTAGATCAGCATCTCTTGCAATAACCCATATTATACTAAAGGGAAACAAATTCTCGGTAATTAAAAAAGTTAGAAAGGGAGCATTTTCAATAATTGATGATTGTGAAAAACAAGGACCTTTTGTGTTTCCTCCTGTTCAAGTTTCAAATATTGCACCTGTTCCTCTCAAAATTATTAAAATTAAAAATCCTCTTCTTACTGCGATGTACCTAAGGATTATGGAGGGTATGTCTAAAATAATATATTCAAGAGAGGACTTCTCAAGATATGTTAGGTATGATGGAGAAAATCCAATTCTAGTTATAAGAGTTAAGGATTTAAAAAAATTAATATCGAAAAAATTAGGACTTTCTAGAAGGGGTCCATTTGATCCCGAAAGACCTCTGGACCTTGAAGAACCTTTAGTTTCTGATTTTCCGCATCCCGAAGGTCCGTATTGTTGCTTGGAATCACTTAATGGAGGTTTTGGTAATGCTATCTCAGCTTTTGAAATCCCTACAGTTTTCCCTCCCAAACAAGATCAAGTTTCACAAACACAAGGTTTAGGTGGAATAATTCAGGTAACTATACCTGGTACTATAATTAAGAATTTTATTATTGAAACAGTAACATCCTTATTAGATGGAGGTTTATTAGAGCAACTGCTTCCTGAAATTGATAATATAGATTCTCCTAAGTTTACAAATTTAAATCCGCAGGATATTCAGAAAATAGCTAGGAATTTAGTTAGAGAGAGTTTAAATCCAGAGTCTCCAAATATCCCTGATTTTTTAAATCTGACACAAATTCCAGTTATACCAAAAGCTCGACCTACCGACATGATAGAACAAGCCCTAATTGGAATGGGTGCACCCCCTCCTGCAAGAATAGTTTACAGCTTATTCTGGAAATACTTTAAGGGTTTGCCAAAATCCCCACTACTTGGAAATATAGTAAATCCTGCAGTTGAATTGTCTTCGAATATACTTACCAAAATTCCATGGCCACTTACAGTATTATTAGGAAGAAATGTTATAAACTTAATTAATCCAATCATCTTATCAGATGACCATCCCTCATGGAGAAGAATGAGCCTTAAAAACGCTTATTATGTTGTCTATATCGATGAATTTTTAAGAAGTGCAGCTGATGTTTCTGGACTATTTAAATTCTTCTTAGGTGCAGCTGATCCAGTTTATCCAATTCCTGAACTCCCTTCCGAATTACAAAAAGCATTTAATGTAAAAAAATATTAAAAAAATTGGAAATTTAAATCCAATTATCTACTAAAAAAATCAACAAACCAAAAAATTAATGAAAAGGAACAATTACACGTACTTCGATTACGATGAAAGTGAAAGAGATGTACTAGAAAAACTATACGAGAAATCATTACCACAGGATATCAACCAAACAGAAGGTAAGGATTTAAAAAATAACTCCTCAACTAGAGTTATTATTAGCAGATACGACACAGAAAAAGGCATAGCTCTTGGGGAGACTCAGTTTGGTCAAAGCATTGTTATCGATACAAACAAAGAACAAAAAAGTCTTACGAAATTAGGATATCCTTTGATCGAAATGTCAGAGGGACAGGTTTTAGAAGTTGTTGTACATAAAGATCCTTCAGGTGCTTTTTATGGTTCTGTTTCAGCAGGATACGAAAAAGCTCTTAAGTCTGAACTTCATAGAGCAATCAAGGATGATAATTGTGCTTTCAAAGTTAAAGTAAAAGAAGTTTGTAACGGTGGATTTATGGTCGATCTTTCAGGAATTCAATGTTTCTTACCCGGAAGCTTAGCTGCTGCAAACAGAATCATGAATTTTGCAGATTATGTTGGAAAAGAACTCACTGTAATGGTTGAGATTTATGATCAGAAAAGAGACATTTTCGTAGTATCATTTAAAAAGTACTTGAGAAAAATTATTGACGGGGAGGTTCAAAAACTTTCTTTCTCTAACAAGTATGATGGTATAGTTACAGGTGCTTCTGGTAACGGTGTGTTTGTTGAATGGGATGAAATATTCACTGGTATTATTCCTTTTGACGAAGCTAACTCTGCTAAACTCCAAAGTCTGAAGACTGGAGACCCCGTAACTTTCTTTGTAACTGACATTAAGAATCCACAAAGGATTACTCTATCGGTTACTGAGCCAAACGAGAAACTTAAAAGCATTCAGGAGCTTAAAGATTCTTCTTCTGAAGTAGTTGGGGATGACACACAGCTTAAAACTTATAAAGCTGAAATCACAAAAATCAAGACTTTCGGTGCTTTTGTTAAGCTAGAAAATGGTCTCAATGGATTGATCGAAAGAGAAAGATTAATGAAGTCAATTAAAGAGTATGAGGTTGGTCAATTTGTGAACTGCTCGGTTTCGAACGTTGACTTATCCTCCTTCAAAATACAATTAGCGGAGGTTTAATCCTTTAATAATTCCAAATTATAATAAGAGTTTTACTTGTGATAAATAAGTAAAACTCTTTTTTTGTTCCCAGTGCTAGAACTTTATTTTCTAGTTTAAGAATATATAAAACATGGATTTAAATAAAAGCAATTTTTTTTATTCAGTGAAGCTTGGTTTTGAATTTGAGTTCTATAGCAACTTGAATAGAGAAGAAATTGCTCAAAATCTGGGTAAGGAATTAGGAAAAAAAATAGTAGTTCTAAACAAATATCATTCGAAGCTTAAGCCTTCTGCCGATATTTTCAAATTAGAGCCAGATTATTCTGGTGGATCTAAGATGGTGGAACTAATCACAGGTCCACTTCCTTACTACGAAGCTATCCCTATTCTTATCAGAACTTTGAAGTGGATCGATCTTTATGGTTACACTGATAAAAAATGTGCTTTCCAATTTGGGATCGATATTGACACCTCAATTTATCCGGAAATACCTCCAGTTTCCCAACTCAATATACTTAAATTTGTATTGGGATTTGATGAGAATATAGTTTACAAATCGTTTGCTGAGAGAGCAAACTCTCTTTATGCTAAATCTATAAAAAGGGTTATTCCTTCTAATAAATTTGTAGATCCATCAACACTGTCATTTATTGATAAGAACCTTTTTGAAGTCCCAGTAGAGAAGAATATGGGAATAAATTTCTTGAAATTAAGCGATGGCTATTTTGAGGTACGATACCTAGGAGGAAAAGATTATCAGAGAAAATATACACAGATTAAGGAAGTCATAGATTATGTAGCAACTTACACTATACAGACTTTACAATCTAACAACATATTCACTCAGAATGATTTGAAGATATTGAAAACATTCTTGAACGAAATTTATAAAAGTTCATCAACCTTCATAAATCCGGATGCTTTCCAGAAAAATTATCCACACTTACAGGTGATGATTGATTTAAGATCTGATCCTCAAATACTAAGATCTTTTTTCCTAAACATAAGGGATGTTCTTTATGATTTGATCGTTGAAAATGGAATCAAAGAGGGACAATTGAACTACGATAGCAACCTTGGAAAATTCCAAATCAAGGATATTAAAACAGCCAAAGCTTATTTGCTTAAGGACTACGATATTCTTGAATCTGAAATCACAGGCAACCTTTTCAACTGTAGATTATTTTCTACTAAGTTGAACAATTGCTCTCTTGAAGATTGTGATTTGATTGCAGGTAACGAGGTTTATAATTCAAAAATTATGCACTCTGATATCATGTTTAGTAATGCTATTCATGAAACCTACATTGATAATAAAGACAAAGAAATAAATTGTGAAGTCTTCGGAGGAATTATAAGATCTGGATTTATCGGAAAACTTGCTACCATTTCTCCAGAAACAGAAGTTGTAGCTGATGCTGAGGATGACAAAAAACTTAAAGGATCTTCTAGAAAAAGATTATTTCCTGACAGAAATGATGGTGAGTCTTTATCAAAGCCAGTAAGATTTAGTAATAATAATGCTAAACCTTCTGGAATCCCTGGTGTATCTTTCAAACAAAACAATTAACATGACTGAACAGGATCTAATTCAAGAGGTTAAAGATGAGATTTCTCATTCTTGTTCTCTGCCTTACAACCTAAATGATCAAGAGATCAAAAGGATCATTAAAAGGGCAAGAGCTTATTTTTACGACAACTATCAATATGCTGTTGAAGATAGAATATTCGTCCTTGGTAGGGAATTATTTTCTGCACCAGCATTTAGAGCAACAAGACAAATACAACTTCCTTCTTGTGTGGTTTCAGTCTACGACGTAAGAGAAGTTAACGGATCTGGACTTATAGGAACACCGGATAAGGATTTCGGTGATTCCAAATTATTAGGGTCAGAATTGATGCTTTCTCCATTTGTTGGAGACAACCTTGTTTATAGAACTGTTTTATATTCTTTCTTTGACCTTGCAAAAGCATATCTTTTAGAAAGCTTTGCTTTTAATTTTAATAAAAACACAAAGAAACTTACTATTAATGGTAGAGATCCTGCTAGAACTAACACAACTGAAGCAGGAACAACCCAAGTTCTTTATACTGGTATTGATGTAGGGGTTAGAGCTTACATAGCTATTCCTGAAGAAAGTCTTTATGATGATGAGCTTTTTGTAAGATATGTCTTAGCAGAAGCAAAGATCAACATTGGTAGATTATTGGGAACATTCGAATACAATCTCCCAGGAGGTGTTAGAGTTAATTACAACAATATCCAGTCGCTAGGAACAACTGAAAAAACAGAAATTCTTAACATGATTAGAGACGAGAACACAAGTTCTTGGTTCCTGCAATGGAATTAAAAGGGTAATAACGGATCAGTTATATAATTCTCAAATTCCCTTTAGCGTCGAAGATCCAGAATTCAAAATTGATTTTTTTTGCTAATACAGCATCCTTTTTTTCTAGATTTTCTGTTAAATTACATTCATAGGTATATTCAGATTTTACCTCTATAATCTTATTTTCCGTTTTTATAAAGATGTCAGGAAAATAGATTCTATCTTTACTATACTCTATTTTTCCAGTTTCTTGAGCAATCTCAGAATCCTCTATTATTATATTTGCTTCATCGTGTATTTTTAATAATAGATCTATAGCTAAATTCTCATATCCTTGTATCCTTACTTTCTTTCCTGACTGAAAGATATAATCTTTGTATTGAAACGATTTCCTAGAATATTCCTCATATTTTATTGGATCTTTTAGTCTATGAGAATACCCATATTTTTCTACATTTGTTTTTTTAATTTTATCCTGAGTTGATTCTAATTTTGTTGGGTGCACCCCGTATTTCTTTTCGAATGTTTTCTGAGTTTTAAACTTAAATTCTTCCGTTGATGTGTAATATTTTGCCCCATATTTTTCTATATTATTTTTCTCGAATTTTTCTCTATATCCTTCTATTTCCCATACATTTTTAGTCCCGTATTTTTCAATTAATTTTTCTCTCCCTTTATCCAAATTATATTTTTTATTACATTGATCTTTACAGCAAGTTCCACAATAATTAGCGTCTCTTTTGTTATATTGGTTTATTGAAAATTTATTAGTAAATGAGAATTTTTTGTGTTCATCACAATATGGGCATTTTTCGATGTCCATTATGTTAAACCACAAATGATAGAATCTTTGTGATAAACTTATATCCTGATATACTTGATCCAAAAATTCCGTTTCCTTTATTGTTTCTTCTAATAAATTTGGATCCCTTTTAATAATTGATATTACTTGTCCAAAAGCTTGCCCTTTAAAATCTCTTTTTTTAGTTTCCTCTATAAAATTGTGTATGCCCATATCTTGGTGTATTTTCTTTATATATTAGATATTGAAATTAATTTTCCTTATCTAGAGATATAATAAAAATAGCCATTTCATTTTTTGAATATATAATGAATGAGTAATTTTCTGAATTTAGGAGGCTTTGAAATATTTCCAGAGTACTTTTTCTTAAACCTAGAAGAAAGCGAGAAAAAAATTAGAGAATTTGGAAATTCTGCAAGATTTTTAACCTTTCCCGAAATGCTCTATTTGAATTTAGAAATTAGAAATCTTTCAGTCCTTAACCTATCCGAGGGAGATTACTGGATGAAAAATGATAAAAATTTACTGAATGTTTACTGGAATAAAGCCACAATTTTTAGTATGAAGAGTAAGCTTCCAGGCTGGGAAAATTATAATTATGATTTCTGGAGTGCGACAAAGAAAGATCAATTAATCAAAAAAATTCTTATAGTTGGTGCCGATGTCAATTAATGTTGGTTTAATTAGTTCTGATATATAGAACAACATGGCAAGGTACTCAGAAATTTATCCTAGAAATCCTGATGATCCTAATTATAAATCTGGACAACTCCATACTGATGACTCTGTTGAGATTCTAATTGGTATGATTAAACAGTGTATGATGACTACTCCAGGAGAGGTTCTTGGAGATCCTTATTTTGGGATAGATCTAGAAGGTTTACTTTTCGAGTTTGGTGTGGACCAAGCAACTTTAGAAAGGGCAATCAGAATACATTTAATGACCTATGTTCCTTTAGCAGGTTCAATCTATGACGTTGATTTCACTGTGGGTTTCTTTAAGGGAGACACCAGAGACTCATGTGTGATTGATTTTGCAATAAAAGGCAACCCAATACTTGGAATTAAAATAATTTAAGATGGATTTATTACAGAAAAATAGAGCGAAGATAGGTGATTTATTAAGTCAAACCTTCGACCTTATTCAAGCTAGATATTCAATGTCTGAGCAGCTATTTACTGTTGCTTCAGTTTGGGGACAGATTATTTTCGTTTTAGAAAACCTTAGCCAGCTTATTCTGTTTTTTATAGAGGATTCGATTACTGAATTAAATATCAATCAGGCAACAAGAGAATCTTCAATTTATGGCCTTGCAACTTTAGCTGGACACAACCCAACTAGAGCAATTTCTGCAAAGGGTGAAGTGGTTATCACATGGAACGGAAAAGGATTTGAACAAATAGGAGGTGGAGCAATTCTGCTCCCGAATAACTCCCAGATTAGATGTGTAAATAACGGAAAAACTTATCTCATCAAATTGAATCAGGAATACCTAAGATTAAACTTAGATGCAACTTCGAAAATTATTTGTTCTATGGTGGAAGGAACACTTAATACGAACCAGTATACTGCTGATGGAACACGTTTACAAAGTTACAACATTTCTTCCCGTGGTACTTCAAGTATAGAAAATTTTGAGGTTGCTGTTAGAGTGAATGGGGAAGAATGGAAAAAGTATGATTCCTTATATGACATTCCAAGAAATGCCAAAGGCTATTTAGTAAAGAGTTCTTTGATCTCAGGAATAGATATTTTCTTTGGAACTGTAGATTTTGGGTTTCCTCCACCTGCTGGTGCTATTATTGAGGTTGATTATTTAGAATCCACAGGTGCATTTGGAAATATCCTTGTTGAGGATTCTTCAAAGGTCATTTTCAGATTTGACTCCGATGGTACAGATCTTTTCGGAAGAACAATTACTCTTCAAGATTTCTTAGGAGTAACTTGCACGATTGCTCCACAATTAGGAGCTAACCAGGAATCAGTAGATTTAACAAGACTCATTGCTCCAAAAACTTCTAGAAGCTTTGTTCTTGCCAATCCAACCAACTATATTACTTTCTTTGAAAAGTTTGGTCAGTTTTCAATCATTGAAGCATTTACAACTTTCAATGACCAATATATCGACGATGACAATATAATCTATTTGATTTTAGTACCAGATATCCAATTAACACTCAAAAGCAACGAGACGTATTTTGATATTCCATTGACTAGATTCAAATTAACAAAACCACAAATTGATCGAATCTATCAGTTGCTTGATGAAAGTGGACAAAAAATAGTTACCACAGTAGCTAAGATTTTAGATCCAGTAATTATTAAATACGTGGTAAACATTGCAATCACGATCTTCGAAGGAAACGATCCAGATACAATCAAGACAGAAATCACCAACGTTTTGAGTGATTATTTCTTGAACATAAGAAGAAGAGATAAAATACCAAGATCTGACCTTGTTGCAGCTATAGAAGGCATAGAGGGAATAGACTCAGTATCTTTATATTTTGTTGGACAAAGAAATGAAGCAGCAAAAGCAGGTAATCCAAATGCACCTGATATAGGTTTCGATGAATTTGGTGATATTGTGATAGGTAAAGATGAAATAGTGGTTATCTCTGGAGGATGGGATGACAGAAATGGTATTTATTACGATTATGGAGCTAGTATGCAAACTTTATCTTCTGTCAATGTAGATGTTAGATCTATAGTTCCTGTGACATACAACACTAAAGTTAATACAATACTTAAAAACTCTTTAAAAACAACTAACTAACTATGACAAACAAACCCAGCTGGTATGAGTTTATAAGATCTCAAAACGAGATTAGATCCAATGTTGGATTTGATTATGAGGGTAAGATTTTTGAGAAAACATTATCCAATCAAATTCTACAAGGAGATGAGTCCAGAATGTTGATACTAAGCAGTATTGAAAGGGTAGTACATCAACTATTTGAATCTACGAAATATATTAAGAACTATATAAATTATACAGTTCCTAAAAACAATAAGTATGTAAGGTAAGATGGTTAATCAGAATCTATTATTTTTCGATAAACAGGGAGAGCAATATAATTTCGAATGGAATGGAGATTATTGGGAAGGATCTGTATTATTCCCCTTGGTTTCAGAAAAGCTTTTTGAAATCGAACACATTTTTGTTATCGAAAAATTCCTGGATAATCTTTCTGAGACAAAATATGGATTTCCTCACAGCTATGGTGTTAGCCCAGGAACTCCTGTTTGGAGAACTAAATGGGAATCAGATTATGATGGAAAGGTTGATGTTTCTTCTATTATCTACACTTATGAATTAGGTGTAGACGGAAACTTAGATGCACCAATTTTAGTTGAAGCAGATAATGTAGAGTTTTTCCCTGAAGTTGTTCCTGGTGATGTGATATCATCTCCTTCAGGACTAGTGGTTACATCCGAAATCACTTCTTCTTCAATGCAGATCAATATTGCTCTCAATTCTGATAATGAGGGTGTATATGATAGAGTATTAATTTTAGAAGACTATACAGATCCTGATAATCCTGTTACAATTCTTAGAGTGAATTTTCACGGAGAAGTTGAGGGAGAGGATTCAAGATTAGGTGTTCTACTTGACAATTTTGGAAGGTCTTTTATTGCTGAAGATTCTTTTATTGTTAGAGAAACTGACATTAAAGAACCTCTTCCTGATTTTAAAATTATAAACGAAAAAAGAAAGGAACTTCTTTTAACAGGAGAAAGTATATTTCCTTACCTTGGCTCATATAAATCCTTATTTAATGCTATTAAGTTCTTTGGATACTATGATCTTAGAATTAAAGAATATTGGCTAAATATTAAGAAAGATTCTGCTTCAGTACTTACTCCTTTACAGCAGAATTCACAAATCTTAAAGCAGTTAGCCACAAAGAACTTACAAGGACAAGATTCTCTTTCTCTCATAAGCAGTTTATTGAAAGACGAAAATGAGGGGAAATTCAAGCAAGTTGAGATCTATGGAAAAAAACCTGATGGGTCTTTTGGTCTCAAGAAACAGTATGAACAACTATTTCCGTCCAAATCATTTAAAAAGACTTCACTTTTTGGACTTTTTTATGACATCAATAGAGTTAATGATTCAGTAGACGAAGACGAGTTTGGGTATCCTGTTGTTGAGGATGCTTTCTTATTTAGCCCTGAAGAAGTTCTTATAAAACTTTTCGGTCTCAAAGAGCGTTTGAAAAGAGACTATTTACCTCTCAATGCAAGAATAGTAGACATCACAGGTGAAGGTGTTTATTTTAACATTTACAAAACCAGGGGTTGGGTTGATCAACTTGGAATAAGTGAAATTAAATCTGGAATAAAGGTAGACTTCACAGTATTTCCAGAAAAGGGATACATCGAGGACCTAAGAGTTTTTTATACAAAACCCAACCAGGAATCTCTTCTTTATCCTAATATCAATGGAACTGAGCTAGGAATAAGCTATTATGGTAACACAGTAGATCCTTATTCATTTTTTCAAGAATATCCAGTACCTTCTATTGCACCGTTTAAAACTGCGATAGAATCTTACTATCAAGATGTTGAAGAAGGAACAATGCCTAAATTCTTAGGAGACGGGGATTATGATTATCCAGGTTATCAATTGTTCTCGTCTGGTACCGAACACGTTTTGCCTGCTGGTTGCCCAGTGATTATAACTGATTCAACTTTTGATCTGGCCTGGGACGAAATAAGTGCTACTTGGGAAACTTTAGATCCAACTATCACAACAGATTTATTTGACATAGCAAGTTACACTGGAACCATTCAAAGCAATCCTGGTACTCCTTTTCAAACAGTAACATCAGCCACAAGTTTTGAATTAAGCTATACCTTTCCACAAACTCTTTTACTTAATATCGGTTCTGGAAACGATTGGTTTTCTGCTTCTTCAGATAATGTGTTTGTTAGAGTTGAATCTGATACTTCCCCTGGTAATCTTTGTTTGGGATATGTTATTCCTGGTGGGTATGACACCGCTACTGGTTTAATAACTATTCAGGTAATAAGCACCAGAGGATCAGGAAGCTATTCGAGCTGGAATGTTAGTCCTACCAATTTGACTTTCTCTTCCTATAGTTTTACTTACTTCCAAAACTATGTAAATTCGGGAGGATTTTACTCTTGGTCAAGGTTATCTTACTTAGATTTTTATGAAATTGAGTGGACAATTTACAAAGAAGATGATAGACCTTATTATTTCCAAATTAGAGGGGGTCTTCCTGAATTAGAAACAATAGTTCACTTTCTTCCTTATACTGGAGATTATAATGTCAAGTGTAGAGTTTGGGACACTTTAAATTCCATTTCGTTAGGCATTAAAAGAAGCGTAATCACTGTCGGAAAAAGAGAGATTGAATTGAACACCATAACTAGGTTTAGACAATCTGAAAAGTACGATTGGGAAAATATGCCTTTGAAATGGGAAAGTTATCCATCACAATGGATCTGGCCTGTTGAAAACACGGACGAAACAAGTCTTATTTCTGACTTTATCCAAAATTTCCCTGAATATTCAAATAACTTCAATGAGGGTCAAAGTTGTGAGGTACTTTCTAAAATAGCAGAAGTTAAAGCCACAACAACTTTTGAGATGGGAGTGGATTCAGTTGCTGTTTCAACAATCGAAAGCACATTAGTTGATGGAGGTTACTCCCTTGCAGTTGTTACAACAACATCTGCTCATGGATACACAACAGGTGACACTGTTTGGATTTTAGATTCTTCAGATGATCCCTATGGACAGTTTGTAATCAATGTTCTTTCATCAACAACTTTCCAGATTCCAGAAATTGTAATAACTCCCATTAGTGGTGGCTCTGCTTTTGGTCCAGGAAATATAAAAATATTTGCTGATTCAATTAAGATTGCTGATTGTAATTTTCAAGGAGATATTGAATCAACATCCAGTGTAATATACAGTGCCATTAATAATTCTGTATTACAGCCCAAATACAAGATCATTAGCTTAACTGATTCAATAATCACTTCAGGTGATAAAACATTCGTTATACAAGCTCCTAATGACTCAGGATCACTATGGAATGGTAAGAGCTTAGTAGTGCAGGTCTCTGGATCAATCCATGCATCTCCATTATCAACAACATTCTCTGGAGGTTCTAATCAAACTGAAGAGTATGTTGAATATGATTTCGGGGCACTTCCGAAAGCAGAAATGAAATATTGGGGAACGAAAAAACTTTGCTGGGACACCTTCGAAGATTTCGAGTTTGCAAAAGCATATGCCCACACTTGGGACATGTATGATTATCACAACGACTGGTTGGGCGGATTCGATCTCTATTCTCTGCAATATGGAGATAGAGTAAGAGTTTCTGAACAAACCAATGGTATTGTCTTTACTGAGACTGATTCGCCCGGAAATTCATACCTAGATCTTTTCGAAGCTGCTAATCAATTGAATTTGTCAGAAGACGAAAACATACAAAGATTTGATTATGTGGTAAGAGGATATTCTGAATTACCAGAAGATCCTGAAGGAAACCTCATTTCTCCTGATATCACTACAACTCCAGGGCCAAGAAATGTGACATCGAACTTCTGGGCTATTCCTTCATATTCACCAGTTATAATTGAACCAACAGGAATTGCTTGGGACGGTGATGGGGATATTTGGGTTACGGGAGAGGATTTAATCAGATTTGATGGTGCCAATTTCGAAACATACAATAGTACTAACAGTCCTATTCCTGGAATAGCGGTACAAACTAATTGCATCAAAATCGATAGCAATGATGTTAAATGGATAGGTGTTGAGAACACTGACAAACCTCTGGTTAAAATAAATGACAATGCTCCAGAAGAAAATTATGCTTATGATTTAACAGAATTCATAGACAATCAGGGGAATATGGTTTGTCCAGATGCTAACTCAAGTATTAAAGTTATTGAGATTAATCCACAATCAGGGGATATTTTTGCAGCTTTTATTTCAAATACATCACCTTCCTATAATGGACTTCTTTACTATGATGGATTTGGAAAATCTTGGAAACTCTTTACTCCTTCCAATTCAGATCTTGGTGATGATATTATTAGAGATTTACGACTGGAATATTATTCATTCACTAAATGGTATTTATGGATAGCTACTGAAAATGCTGGACTTATTAGATTTGATGGGGTTAACTTCAGAAACTTCAATACATCCAGTTCTGGTATTCCTTCTAATGATGTTTATTCAATTGAACTCGATTCACTAAATCATAAATGGATAGGAACTGATAACGGATTAGCTTATTGGGACGAGGAAAGATGGGCAGTTTGGAACAATTCAACTAATCCTGAGATTTCTGTTGGTAACTTTACAAACATAGTTGAAACAGGCAACGGAAATATCTGGTTTGCTATTGAAACAGCACCTTCTTCATCTGAGCTTTATTTCTTTGATGGTTACTTCTTCACTCAGGTTCTATATAGAAACGATGGATCAACTCCTATTGATCCTTGTCCAAATGTTTACGGAAAATCTGCTCTTTCAGCACCCTGGAAAACTATTAAGAATGGAGAAACAACTTTCCCTAGAAATTTAATATTTACAACTTTAGCTGGAGAAATAGGTAAGTTAGATTATATTATTCCTCACATTCACGCTACATCTAAGTTTAGTGGAACAAATGGTTGGGATTTTGTTTATCACGAAACATCGACGCCCCTTCCTAAAATAAAATATGTTTACAATTCTGCTATAGGAAACAACCAAATAGGATTCAATTTCTTAGTTGGTCCGTTCTATGACAACATCACTTTAGATTCCAATATAGTTAGACCAGAAATTCCTTCTGTTGACAGATATTCTTGGTATAAACCAACTTGGCAGAGGTATTCATTAGAAAGTTTGAAAAACCAATTCCCTTCTCTAAATTTAAATGATACCTTCTTATATGCACCACTTAGAGATATTATTAGCGGAAAAGCGACTAAGGAAAGTTACTGGAGAAACGCTCAAATAGAAAGAATTCTGCAGAAAAAATCAAATGATTTATTCCAAAATTTCGAATGGGTAGTAACACTTGGAAGTAATTTTAATGACCAGGGAGTTAAACTTACAGTTGATTCTGAAGGCTTTATTATAGGCATAGGAGATTTCAGAGGAACAATAACTTTGGGAGAAAAAAGCAATATTTCCACAGTCACTCTTACTGAATCCTCGCAAAGTGTTTACGTCACTAAGTATAATAAGGTAGGGGTTTTACAATGGGCAATTTCTCTTAATAGCCCAGGAAACTTAATAACCTCTAGATCTGTAACAACAGATGCTTACAACAATTTGTATGTTGTATATGAGGATCAACTATCATCAACCTTAGAATTAGTTAAGATAAGTCCGGATGGTGTACAGCTTAATTCTTTAACAATATCAGTTCCTAGCACAAGATTTATTTTCGATGTTAAAACTGACAAATATGAGAACGTTTATATATGTGGTAGCTTTAGAGGTACAGTTAACTTTGGGCCATTCACATTAACTGCAACCAATTCTAATGGATTCATCGCTAAACTTGACTTCAATTTTGATTATGTCTGGGTCAAGCAAATTGAGTCATCAAGTATATCAAGAGTTTTTGAAATCGCAGTACTTAACGAAGAATACGTTTATTGCTCAGGAATATTTTCAGGAATTATAGACTTAGGTGGAATCGAACTTACAAATGTTGGATCTACTGATATGTTCCTTGCAAAATTTGATGCAGGAAGTGGAACGTGTCTTTGGGCCGAGTCTTTGGCTGCAACACCAACCACATCGATTTCTACAAATTCAATCACATTAGATCCAAATGGACATCTTTTGGTAACTGGAGCATTTACAGGAACACTTGAATTGGAAGGTCAATCTATTTCTTCTTTCTCTTCTTCATCAGATATTTTTGTCATTAAGCTTCTATCAACTGGTAAATTGATTTGGATGAAAATGTGTGGAGGAGCTTCTGGGGATTTTGCTTTTGACATAGAAAGTGATTCCCAAGAGAATGTTTATATTACTGGATCCTTCACAACTACAGCATATTTTTCACCAGATACTGTTGTTTCTAGGGGTGGATCTGATATTTACTTGACCAAATTCAACAAGGATGGATTATTGATAGACATTGTAACTGCAGGTGGGGTCAATAGTGATTCTGGAGCAGATCTTATTCTTGACGACGAAGAAAATGTTTACATCACTGGACTATTTAGAGGCAATGCGGATTTCTCCCCCTACCTCGCAACTCCTCCAGGAACACTTAACGATGCTTTCATTGGGAAAATACCTAAAGAAAGGTTTGATCCAGGTCTTAGCATAGGATCTGTACAAAGCTGGTTAGGTTCACATTCTTGGTCTTGGAAAGAGGAAAGATTCTATCAAGAAGAATTCGAAATCCCTTTGGCTTCAACCATTTTCATAAATCCAATTGATTCTTTAATTCCTGGAAAGAAAAACCACACATGGGTTTTAACTGACACTGACACTGGTGAAGAAATAGTAAAGGTTAGAAGAACTCCATATTTCATTTGGACATTCACAACTCCTGGTTTTTATTCCATTTCTTGTCAATTACAAGACGCAAACGGAAACACTTATGAAACACAACACAAAGGAAAAGTTCGTGTTATAGACCACAAAGAAGCTTTTGCGGGAGACTTAATTCCTGAAGTTGTAAATCCAGACGACTATCTAATTCGTACAATCTACGACAACAGAAAGACATTAGGATTTCCACCTTTATCAAAGTTCGATCTTGAACAAGAATCTCAGGAATTAGAGGTTTAAACTGTATACTCCCTGTAAACGTCTAAGATAGAAGGAACGATTGGATGTCTATGGTTTTGCTTGAGTGAAATAACCTTAACTCCTTCTACTCTTGCAGAGATGGTGTTCATGAAATCTAATCCCGATTCCTTCTTGTTTTTAAGATCTATCTGAGAAGTGTCCCCACAAATCATGATCTTAGAACCGACTCCTAATCTACCTAGAACCATTTCCATCTGGTTCATTGTGACGTTTTGTGCTTCATCAACTACCACACATGAATTAACAAGGGTTCTACCTCTCATGAAAGGAAATGGCAATATTTCAATTATCCCTTCAGCTAGGAGTTTTTGGATTTTCTCCTTTTCGTATAGCATCTCTAAATTTGAATAAATTGGAGCCAACCACGGATCCATTTTTTCCTTTAAATCGCCGGGCAAAAAACCTATATCCTCCTTGGCTACAGTTGGTCTGGTGATTACAATTCTTTCTACCTCTCTAGTAAATAACAAGTCTAAAGCTATCTGAACAGCCAAAAGTGTCTTACCAGATCCTGCTGCTCCCTTAAGAACATTTACAGGATTTTCTAGAATAATTCTTTTTGCTTCTTTCTGTTCGTCGTTTAGAGTGATCTTGAATTTAATAGGATTTTTAGGTTTTCTTTTCTGGGTCCAGTTGTTTTCAGTTGTCATAAAGAAACTCTTTTTTTCTAAGAAACTACTTAGCATTTTGCTGTTTAATAAAATGCCTGTCTTTTCCTATCTTGATTAGTACAGGATATATATCAAAAAAAGAAATCCCAAATGGCAGTAACAATCAATGAAATCCTTGGAACCGATTCTATTTCGGGTTCAAGACTTACAATTAATGCTAATTTTTTACTATTAGAGAACGCTTATAATGATTTAGAAGACACTTTTAACATTAATGTTTTAACTGGATCGATAGACGTTTCTTCAGCTTCCAGCGGTCAAATCAAGGCTAAGTCCTTCCTTTCCAATAGTATGGTCATGCCTTCAGCAGGATCTCCAACTATTCAAATTTATGGAACTGGAGCAAGTGCTGGTTTTATGGTAGCTTCTAATACGATTGCTGGTGCCACTGGTATTTTCTCAAATGTGCTTCAATCGAATGCCTTTTCAGCAACAGGTTCTGCTACGTTTGGTGCAACTGCTACCTTCCAGGCAAAAGCAATTATGGACGGAGCACTAACTTTCGGAGCTTCTGGTAGCGTAGTAAACACAAACAGAAAAGCTTCAGTTGGATCTACAACAGTATTCCCAGCTGCTCCCGGAGCAGGCGTAACAGGAACATACTCAAATCCTTATCAGTTAACATTGACTGAAAATGTGATTTATATTCAATCCGATTATGTTTCATCTGCACCGGGTGATGCAGGATTTACCACTGGATTTTTCTTTTATGCAACAACAGGATCAGGAGCTACAGCTTCCGATATTCCTGCAGGATTTACTGTTACTTTAATAGACACAGCAACCTCAAGTGGCTCAATAGCAACTGGAGTTACTGGACCAGGTTTACAATACTATACTGGATTCAATACTGCTGATGGACAATATACATCGCCAGAATTCACAACCACTGCAAATCAGTACAAATCTGCACTTACCCTCATGTGGGAACCTAGAATAGCTCAATCTGATGCCTCTGAAAAGGGATCATGGGTCGTTCTATCAGCCACATCAAACTGGAACTTCTAATTAATAGCATTTAATGGCAAAAACCCCTTTTATAAGACCCATATCAGTTCAGG